GAGATACCTTTTAAATATAATATACAATGGGCAAGTTCCCCACTAAGTTGTCAGACAATTTACTAGGATGTCCAAGGAGCGTTTATAAATACAAACAAATAATGTTAACAATTTATTTACAAATATGTCATAATGTGTTAACAGTACTATAGTATTATATAACCATAGATGAAAGAAAAGCAGAAAGGAGTAATTATGAGAGTTAATAGCTATAACAAGTTTTTCACAGAAGTAGCAAAGATTATGAATACAGAGGTAAAATCTGTAAAGCAACTTGACGGACGATACAAGGTTGAATTATCAAATCACGTATACTTAAATGTGTACAGAGGTGTTAGTGGCTGTTTGTTTGTGCATGACCATAGAGGAATATCGCATATTACAAGTTGTTATGACTTTGATGATTTTAAAATGATGAAAGACTTATATGAAAGACTTATAACAGACTATAGTGAATCTACTAACGCGGAAACAGTCGCGCAACCTAGCGAAGAAACCATAAAAGATACTATTATATCAGATGATAATATCGCTTATCAGACTGCTAAAGTAACAAAAACTAAACACTCGGTACTTGAAGTTATGCAATGCATGATGTGCCCTGCTGATAGAGAAGGAAATCGGTGTGGCGGTAAACAATGGTGCAAGCAAACACGGAAACGATATGATGTAATTGTTAATCCCGAATGGCATCACGTCAGCCTTGCAACACTAGCCAACATTGACAATGATATGTTGGATGAAAAAAGACGCAATTATATGTATTTATACAATTTGATAAAAGATTTTAGAAAGTATGCTTTTGAAATAATTCGCAAAGACGTGTATTTTGAAACCACAAGCAATGTGTTTAGAAATATTCAACAGTTATATTTTAATAATGTAATTTCTTTTACAACTTATGATTATGCTGCAAAGCATATTCAAGCTGTAGGGGTTGAAAAAGGGTGGTTCGATTCAAAATCAGAAGAAACGTTTGGTTATAAAGAATCACGTAGATATAAAGTAACATTAAGATAATATTATAGCTGTTCTATCGGCTACACGGGAAGAAAGAAGGAACTATGAATTTATATGGAATCGAAAACAGAAGTACAATTGACTCTAAGCCAATTATGACAACAAGCGAAAACGGCACATTAGATTTTATGTTTAATCATTCTGAATTAAGATATATCACTTGTGCAACAGTACGCGGCTACATGAACGTTAACACATCAACGGTACACAGATATAATGGAAGATATGGAAAAGGTTTTGTAAGAACAGCACCGCGATACTATAATGGAAAGATATCTAAAAATTATATGGTAATTGAATACTGGGTTGAAAAGTGAGGACATGAAAATGGCACATAAATATAAGTATTGCGTAATGTTTGCATATCTTTGCACATCTGTAAATGAGGTAAAATTTGAATATGTAGAAAATATAGCTTGCAATAAAGCAGAAGCTATATCATCGGCAAAAAGCTACCTGTCACAATTTGGTGATGTACAGGGATTGACAGTGATTGAAGTAACACGCGAATATGAAGTGAGGGAATAAAATGGATAATTTAACAGCAAAAAAGAAATTACAACTTTTCAGTGATTGCCTTAAAGCACAAGATTATGTTGGTTTGGTTCATCTTGACGTTAAAAAGATGTATGCCTACTTAGCAAAACAGGCAGTAAATGCAGAAACATCGAACGATATCAAGTCTCTTGAAATTGCAAAGATAACTCTTGATTTTCTTGTAAGGGGGGTTAACATTATATGAGGACAATGAGGCATACATACTGGGTTGAAGTAGCCTTTCTGAATACAGAAAGCGACGATATCAACGTAGAATATGTAGAATGTATTGGATACAATGCAAGACAAGCAAGTGATTCTGCTATTGACTATGTATCAAAACTACCATTTGTAACTCACGTTACAGTAATAGCAGTAGAAAGAAAATAACAAAAAGAGGGGCTTGCCCCTCTTTCTTAATTCAGTGGAATATTAAATTCTACTCCATACAATTGAATCTCATCAACACTTGTAAAAGTAGCATACCCACTAGCGCTTATATCAACCAAACGAAGATAAATTGCACCACTATCTAACTGTGTAGCATCATACGGGTTGATAGTGAGAACCGCCATGCATTGATGATAACCGGACTTATCATGAATAACCGCATTACAATTGCAAATACTTTGCGCATTTATAAACGAAAGGTTATGACTCATAACCTTTACGGCTGCACTCGTGAAATTCTTGGAAGGTTTGAAAGCCAAATCAAGGAAGCTAGCCACATGTCTAAAGCTGCAATGTGCGTTGGTATTAGTCAACACAACATTCATCTTATAGTCATTCAGTGTACAATCAACACCATCAAGCGCAAATTCGCCACTCCGATTCCACGCGGCATAGCCATCGATTGCCTTATAAATCATATCTGCAATTGAAGCTTGCCCGCTTGCGTTAGGATGGATGTTATCAGATGCTAGTACACCAGTCCAACGTAAAGCACTATCAGCGCCACTCAAAAACTTATACTTACCCCAGTAAGTTTCGTATAACGTTTTAATCTCATTGTATGCTTTTTGTTTTTCAACGCTAGTAAATCCAATGATAGGCGTAGCAATCCATCCGATGTAAAGTGTTGCGTTTGGTAACTGTGACATTAAATTAAGTACATCCTTGATACCTGCGTTAACAGTTGAAGAAGCAATAAATTGATCATTCCAACCGCCTGCAACAACAACATACTTAACCTGTTTCTTTTGCTTATCAGTCAGGGTAGCAATAGCTTGCGTCAGCAATTCGGAAAAGTGAGTATTCGCACCAAAACCGCTGCCACCCAAACTTTTATTAACATAAAACTTAGCATCTGAAAAATACTTCTCATGCAAAATATCACACCACGGCTTAACCATGCCGTCAGGTGTATACCCTTCCCCGTATGAGTCGCTAATTGTGATCAATCCATAGTCGGTTAACCATGTATCAATAATATCTGCCAATTCGCCGCTGTTTTTCAGACCGTCAAGGTATGCATCAATAGCGGCGATATAGTCCAAATTATCAATATAGTTTTGCACGTCCTGCTGCCACTTATTCCATTGCTTGTAATAATCGTCCCACTTGGTATTTAAATCTTTAGTCGTTTCAAGAATCCAATCAAGATTTAAATTATGGAAGTCCGTATACGGAAAATTAGAAAATGCCATTGTCTACCCCCTACTTAAATTGATCTGAAGGAATCACGTTGTACTTTTTACCGTCATCGCCTGTAACAACAATAGGTTTAAAAGGATTATCAAAATAGCTGCCATCTGGTATTTGACCAAATTTTTCTATCGTAAATCTTATTTCAGCCGCTTTTGTTATATCAGATATATATAATGTAATATAAGATGGTGACTTAGAATTAACGACTGGAAAAACTAATCTACTATTCCTTTGTACAAGCGCCCTATTTATAGCTTCGATATTAGTAACGGATGTAATATATATAGTATTGATAGTATAGCCACTAGGCAAAATATAAACATAGTCGTTTGAAGTTGATTCATTTGCTGCCATCTTTACAGTAATATTACAGCCATTGACAAGACTTGTCATAGTCTACCTCCTTTTTCCCAACCAAATCCATCAATCACACCGATTGAAATTGTCTCAAGCTCTTTTCCACAATGCATGAAAAAACCATGACCAATGTCAAGCCCTATGTGTCTTCCTTTACCGCCAAATGTTGTATACAGTAAATCACCATCTTTAGTCTTGTCAGGAGTCGTCACATTAGTGCAACTATTTATATAGGCAGTCGAATACATGAACTGCCCTGTCACAAGGTTAATAAAACCGCTGCAATCAATCAATATCTTTCCCATACAGTAAGCCTTAATCTGTGCTTTTTGCTGTGCGTTGTACTTTTTAAAATAATTTGGCTCAGCCGCCCACAAAGACTCAAAAACATCAGGTGTACACTTTTGCCCCTTCGCCCCATAAAGGTAAGCGTACTTGTCGCGGTTTTTGTAAAGATCCCTTGCTTTTGCAATATATGCAACGTTCTTATCAGGAATGTCATAAATCATAGTTTAATTCTCCTTTTCTTTTACAATTGTTAACAATTCTGTAATTACCTTTGTGTTGTTGTTCAATGCGGCAACCCACTTAGTACTCTCAGCGTCATGCTTTTCGTACCAAGTTTTTCTTTCCTCACGCTGTCTTACATCAAGCGCATTTACGTACCACATTACCGCGCCAAGGCATACGCAAGGCACACCAACCATCTGTGCAATTTGCGCAATTGCGTTCATAATTTCCATTCTACCACACTCCTATCAAAAGTCTATTTGCATACAGCTCACAAACTTTATCAAGGAAATTGTAAGCTGTAGTCAGATCAATCTCCGCTTGCATCATTCGTTGCGAAGTAGTAACACCAATGTTTCCATGTATCCTTCCCACATGTGTTCCGCTTGTTGTTGACTCATCTTTTCCATTCGTAACGCTTCCGTGTGAGGTATCAGCTCCAAAAGTCTGGGAATCGCTTCCACTATCAGTTGTGTTATCTGTGTTAGCCACCTCAGGAGTTGAAGAATTGAAAGCTGCCACCTTATGAGTACTGTCTGAAACTTTACCAAAAGTTGTTGTTACGCTTCCTTTATTAAACGTTTCTTCCGTGTCAACTTTTCCCTTCTGAAAAGTGCCGTTGCCATTATCAGTCCAACTTTCCATTCTATCATAATTTTCAATTGGATTGTACTCAAGCTGTGTTACTTCCCATAAGTGATCAATAGTCCACTGTAATGAACGCGCTACGCTTGTAACATGTCTCCTTAAATACGAGGGTTCTTGATAAATAGGTGTTAAGTCTCCATATGATAGCAAAAAGTGTTCAATAAGTTGATCTTTTGAAACACCTTTAACATATATATCTGTAAAAATAGAACTATCATATTCATACAGAGTCGCTATTGGAATTATCGCTCTCACTATGATCACCCCCTCTATTGTTAGGATACCGCAAACGCGCACGAATGTCAAGGTTATAATGTGCGTTTACTTTTTCCAAACACTCGTTAATAGTCTCAACCCACAACTCACACTTCGACATGATAGCATTTTTGCTTTCTTCTACCTCATCTGTAATCATGCGTTCTTTCTTGTCAGGAGCGGTATAAATACCAATTTCCATATCAAACGCGTGTTTGAGATTTTCAACGCTTTCCAACGCTGCCTTAACTACATTATAACATTTTTCGATATCGTTGTTAAAGAATTCATATAGAGGTTTACCCGTTTCCTTATCATAAAGAGCTTGATTGATTACAACTGCTAGTTGTCCCGACATGATATCATCAAAAGCAACTTTAAAAGTTTCCGCTGTGCTTTTGTTTTTGGCTGTAAAAATAAAGCCAAACTTTGCAAGAGCACTAGCAACATCGTGATTAGATAACGTCATTGCAACACGCTGGGCATACGAATTGATCAAATCACCAATACCGCACCAATCAGGTGCTAACTTTACAATCTCGCAATCTTCACCAATAACTAAGTCGCCATTAAAACTTGCGTCAAAAGCGGGGTTCGAAACTACATAGTTAGTTGGTTGATATTGTACATCAAAACCATAAGGCGACCCGTGTTGTGGTATGATTCCAAATTTGGCGGTATTCATAACACAAAAGTTTCCTTTTAAAAACAAAAGCGGATAGATATAATTTTTCGACCAATTTTTAGGCATACCGTCAAAAAGTATAAGACTTTCTGCACGTTGCAAAAAGTATCTGAAGTATGTTGAATAGTCCCATGTATTGTTAATATGTACCATGTTTGGATTTTGCCTTGACTCATATTCGTTAATAATAGGACTTGATACACCTTCGCCAACATAATATCCACTATATACAAAAGGTTTCATTCTATAAACATACCCCCATTCAAAAAATCATTGATAACTGCTTTTCCGTTCTCAGTTGCAGAGCAACTAACATCCGCGCTTTCACATTGCAGAAAACCAGATAAGTTAGATAAGCTTATCTTTTTACAAACTGGATAACCAAAATGCTCATAATCACGGTTAGGTTGATTTGCAAAAATAGCACGTAAAGCAATAACGTTGCTACCTACCATTGTGCCACCGCTGCCCCCACTTGTTTCAACAGTTGGGGCAATGCTAGAAATTCCCGACTCAATAGCAGAGACACCACCTAAAATGTTATGCGTTGCAAACGAAAAAGCGGCATTGATTGCACTTGATACAGTTCCTATGACATTTGTAGAGCGTGACGAATAACTTACAGGAGCGCCACAATTACCAGTAGCCGTAAAAAGTAGAACGCTTCCTGCTGTAACTGTAACAAAAATTGCACCGTTTATATCAACTGAATACTTGATTGTTAACGCATCAATATTTGCTAGCTCTTTAGAAGATAATCGCATTGTGCCAATAAAAGGCAGTGTTAAAATATATTGTGTAAAAGGTTCGTACAACATATACTTGTGAGTATCACTTTCGCTGTGATGAGGTACTGCTAAAGATATGCTATGTGTGAACACTTCGCCCGTGCCAACGTCTCTACCACTGTAACTTGTAGACACATACCCCATTACAATCTGTGTTGGAGTTCCGTCTGAAACATCAAACGGAATCCATATTGCACTTTGTAAGTAATCTTGCGGTCTGACAATTTCTTTTTGCACGTCTGAAGGTGTTTCCAATATTGTGTTTAATCCGTTTAAATAGTCAGACGAATATAAATATTTTGTGATAGCTTTAAACGTTGCGGGGTGAAGGGACAAAAAAGAATTTTCACCATTTCCTATAATGCAACACAAAATGGAGCCAGTTGTTGAAGTTGGTAGGGTTGCAGTTGATTGTGAAATTGTAGGTTGTGAAGTGGTTGGAAACATGGTATCAATCAAGTAACGATTAAAGTTTGTAACATTTGATGAGCGTGTTACATACATAGAATTATTTAAAATCTCACTTTTGTAGCTTGCCAAATAATCACAAGAGCATGAAATTTCATAAGTTGATTCTACATATGTAACATCATTGATAAAATAGTATCTTCCAAACGTTTCACAGTATGCAACATTCCAATCAAAAGGCGATACACCTTGCAAAATAAAAGTAGGCTTTTCTACACTTGTGCCCTGTTTTAACACACATGATACAGTATCAGAAAGAGTAGGAATTTTTGTACTATTTATTCTTTTGTCAGATTTTCCAAATTTAACTTCAAAAGCCATAATACCCCCCTTATTTAAGAAAAGGGGCATACTGCCCCTTATGTTTAATCAAGCAAAATCAAAATTGCGTTTTCTGTGAAATCAACGGGAGTTTTGAAAGTGTAATGATTCCAGCCGTTTCTGTATCCGTAACGTGCATTGAACGGCTCGGTCGCGCTCCATTGATCAATAGGCACGATTCCCATTGTATCAATATCCATCATGATTCCTAGAACGTTATCAACCGTTTGATCTGCAAGAGTGAACTTTGTTATTCCATCTGGCTTTACTCCCTCAGCACTACCCTTGATTTGCATAGGGTTGCTAGGATCTGTCCAGAAAGTAACTTTTTCATAGTCGCCAAGTTCCGCCTTTTCTGGGTGAAAGAACTCACTGCCATTAGCTTCAAAGTAGTTTCCAAATTTGGAAATCATATAAAATCTAAGGTCTGAAGCATCTGTGTGACGGTTTACAACTTTACCAGTGAAATCGCCATGAAAACGAGTGCCACGAATAGCCAAATTTTCTTTAAGCGTTTTCAACTCAGCAGATAACCAAATCATAAACGGTCTAAAGTCAGCCGGATTCATGATTGTTTTTGCAGTCATTGCCAACCCTGTTTCAGCATTGTACTTTGTTAATGCGTGGAAAACCTGTTCTTTTTTACACATGTTGCCGCTTGTTGGGGTGGCCTTGCCAGCATCCGCAAGGATAATTGCAAGGTTTGCAAGTTGCGCACGAGAGCGATTCTCTAGGTCAATCTCATAAATGTTTGAAAATTCAGTCATTAGCATAGAGAAATAAGCGGCAACACCTGACTCTGAATTGAATGCTGCATTGATCTGATTTTTATAAATTGTGTATTTTCTTGCAAAAGTTTGACCACCGCTTGCAATTGTAAGAAGCACATCATACTTAATTGGTTTCGTACCCGCTTTCCAATCTTGACTTGCTTCTGGTTTAGTAAGTTCAACGTTGATATTCCATTCGTCATTGGCAATTTCCGAATCATTTACAATAGGAGTGAACTTTCTAATATAGTTCCCGAACCTCTGCTCATCCCACACCATACCAGAAAGCTTACGTGAATACGGTCGGATTGAATAAATTGATTTTGCAAGTACAGTGGGAATGATTTGATAAAGGTTATCATCTTCTCTATCGAACCCCATTTTAAATGCGTTTTGCATTTGCCCAAAAGTTAACTTTTGTGCAGACGTTCTACCAGTATATTGATTATACATTTCTGTAAGTAACGGTGCAATTTGTGTATACGTAAGATTTGCCATTGTTTACCCCCTTAAAAGTATTTGCTAATGTCAGTGGCAGATTGACTTCCGGCGAAGTTCTGCTTTCCGTTTGCAATCTGCTGCGCTTTTACAAGAGCAGATGCAAACTTATCATAATCAAAACTTTCTGACTTCTGATCTGTCTTCTGATCTGACTTCTGATCTGTCTTCTGATCTGACTTCTGATCTGACTTCTGATCTGTCTTCTGATCTGACTTCTGATCTGTAACATCAAGCTTGTCAATTTCTTCCTTAGTGTAGCCAGCATTCACAAGCTTCAAAATTTCATCAATTTTCATATCTTTACCTTCTTTCTTTATTTGTTGACAGCTGTAGACAGACTCGAACTGTCATTTTGTGATGCAAAGTCACACGTGCTACCTTTACACTATACAACACTAAGTAGGCGGTTTGTTTGTTGTCCCCAACATGCACACACTGGCTAGTGTTTGGATAGTGCAACCGCCTACTTATTATATATCATTTATATTATTGTTTGTCAATTACAACATTATAAAATATCATTCCATGATACACAATCAAAAGATGCTAAAAAATCGCATTGTGTTTCATAGTCTGAAAATGTTATGTCACCACTTATAAACATTGGCTTCAAATACTTTTTACAACGCGTTTGCCACCTCTCTAGCGATGTAGCGTTATTTTCAAAAACATCGTCACAACGTGCTCTCATAGGTTTAGTTATATAAAACTTAAATTCTGACTTGTGCAACCAGACAGAAAACAGAGGTGTTTTCATGTCATGGGTATACTCACGAATGTTTTGATGTTTAATTTTGTCATCTTCCAAATCTACAAAGTCATTTTCGATCTCCATTCTAGCTCTATTTTTTGGAAGATTCCTATAAAATGCATTCTTCTTTTTACGTTCTGAAACAGGAGAATGAAACGGCATGATTATTGTAGTTTCACAGCGTTCTACCTGCTTTATCTCAATCTTGTTTGTTACCATTTGGTAACATTCAGGAATCAGTCTATAGCCAATAAGAATATTCGACATAATAGCATTAGAATTGCCAAAAAACCACGTACGTATCTTTTCAGTTTCTTTTTCGTTTCTATTTCTAAAAAGCACTTCCATGATATTTTTATAAGCTTGAAATTCATGCTTGATAGGTCTGTCACCTTTTTGGGGGATAAACTCATCGAAAATTACATCATAAAAGCGAGTAAAGTCAATACCTGTTTTGTTTTGAAAAGTAGACAACGAAACACCTACTATAAAAGGAGTATCGTTTTGTAAATCTTCCTCTGCCAGATATGCTTTACCGTATCCTTTTTTATCATTATATTTTAATCGAATATCTTTTCCAAACCAGTCTGGTTTTACAAAGTCTCCTATAGTAGAAAAGCTGTTCTCTAGTGCAACATTAGTTCTTCGCACATACAAAATAGGTGTTTTTCTATCATTCCATATATCTACAATTAAGTGCGACTTTCCGATTCCTCGCCCACCTATTATATCAATATAATGTTGCGCAATACTAGTAATATAGTCATAATCAAGAAAACCATTTGAATTATATAAACTCATGTGCTCACCTCTCTATAATTTAAAAGGGTGAGCTTGTGAGACTCACCCTTGAACAACTTGTATTTCTTCCCTCTACCACCCAACCATTATTTAAATAAGCTCAAAGTTCATGTAAGTACGCCCTGCTTTGCTTGTTGAACGTGTCAGCTTGAAAGATAAGGCGTATGATTCCATAAAATCAAACGCGCTCTCAGCAGTCTTAATCACAGTTGGACTCGATGTAGCAAGTGTTACTACTTCGCCTGTTTCTGTATTTGTGTGATAAAAAACTGCTACTTCCTTTCCGTCATCAGTTGTATATCTTACATAATCTGCAACGTTAATAACAGAATCATCTGGCAGATTCTTCATAAGTAGATGATTGTCATTTGCAAGCTTAAAAAGTTCTTTCTTCTCCAAATCTCTTGACTGTCTTTCAATTTTCATTTTCGTTATCCTCATCTTTCTTTATTTGTGTAAGTTTTCCTTACAAGTATATATTAACAAATCTATTAAAGTTTTGCAAGTAAAACGTTATTTATTCGGCTATTTCATCAATAATCATATAATTTTTAATTTGGTCATCTGATAAGCCTATTTCATAATCTCGCGCTATCATACAACTATAACCTGTATACTCAGTTATTGCTTCTTTACCTTGATAATCAACAACTTTTGTTTTTGTAATGGTATCGCTATCACTATACCAGATTTGGAAACCGCCACTATTCTTTATTTTGAAACCCTCTCTAAAGTTATCAAGGTTTTTAATCACTTCTACCCCCCTTGCTTTTTTAACTCCTGATATGGTACAGCCAAAATAAGTTCTATCTTTTGTCTCTTTGTATGCATTGAAACAATACTTTTTTGCACCTAATGTTTTAAAATCTTTGTATTCAGGTTCATACTTGTTTTCTGACTTCACATCGCTTTCACAGTCAAAATAGCCAATATAATATTTTTTACCGTCAATGTCAACAAAAGTATTAGTTTTTTCGCATAGCTCATATATCCAATTATTTAATTCTGTCAGTTTGTCAAAATTAAAGTTAGTTGCTTTACAACTATCTGTATCACAATAAATATATGAGCTTTCTGCACATGCTAAAATTCTACGTAAATGTTTTCTTGCGTGTGCAGTTGTGTATACCCCCCAAACATAAGGCAATACGCTTTTCTCACTTTGCTCTGCAATAGATTTTTCATCAGGTATCGAAAAGCCGCTTGCGTCAACCTTTTCTTTATATGCAATGTCATTTTCATACATTGCATAAGAAAATTCTTGCCATTCGTTTTCTAAATACAACATAATAGGATGTATAGGGTCGGTTGCCGCCATTCCATAAATGCCATTAAGCTTATTTTTTGCTTTCGTTAAGTCATATTCTGCATCTTCCCTCTCTTTGCTGTTTGGAGCCGTGTTCTTTACAGCAATTTTAAGCTTTGTTTTCGCTGTGAAGTACTCCATTATTACACCGCGAACGTCATCTGGTATATATCCGTACCGTGCTGTATACAGGGTATCTTCTATAATTTCAATGCTGTCAAAATCATAGCATTCTTCAATTATGGAGAAATCTATATCTGTAACAGTTGTTTCAAGCTCTGATGCTTTCCATACTCTGCCATTGTCAGGGTCAACCCCTTGCAAGTTACGGCATTTACTTATTGATAGATACGGGTTATATTGATCTTCTTTAAGTCTTACGTTTGTAAGCTTTATTTGTGCAATCCATGCAAGATTTTTACTTTTTATATACTTCAAACATTTTGGTGTAACAGGCATTTTTTCAAATGCTGTTACTGGAAATTTCATCAAAAGTAGCATAGCAGGATACATGCTCGAAGCATCAAAGCTATAAACGTCATGATAGATTTTAGCACATTTTATCATGTTAGCGTGAGTATCACCACCACGAAAAGCCTCTTTCAAAAGTTTATATGTTTTGTCGTTTAATGCAAGCTTTTTCTTTAGCATTCGAGTTGTAGTTCCTTTTCGTATAGCTCTTTTCATGTCACGGCGCACATAAGAGGTGCTTGTCAGCGGCACAGTTGCAATAGTATCTTTATCTTTTGTAAGCATATAACTTAATGATTCCCACAATCCTAAAGTATCATTGATGATATATCCCCACTCAGTAGGATTGATATAGCTTTCATTGTGCCTGATAAGTGAGTAGTCTAAATCACCTTTTGCTTTTATGTGCTGACATCCCGCCATTTTTTTCGTGAAGTTATCAAGTGACATATTTGTGAGCTTATAACTGCACCTCAGCTCAATACCGCGTTTCTTTAATCGCCACACAAGCGGCTTGCGTTTACCAGTTGCAAACACTTCGCTATAGTCGTTTAAATAACCAATCATAAAAGAAAATTCAAAAGGCAGATTGTGAACGTAAATAACAAAATAACGTGCCTCGCTTGTTTTGTAGTAGGCTTGAATTTTATCAAGTAACGTTATAAAATCAGACCAATATCTACCTTCCACTTCTTCTCCGTCAATACAAGCAGACCACGCATACATAAATGCGTCAATTGGTTTTGTCACTTCTTCGCCCCGATCATCTTTCTCAATTCGAGTCCGTGAAGTTGTTTCAATGTCAAAAGTCCCAAATTGATCAATATAATACGGACTGTCTTTCTTTTTGCCTAACGGCTTGTGCAGAGAAAAGCCATGTGACGGCACATAGTCCGTCACTGACTTCACTTCTATATCATCATATTGATTTGATCTATTTAAACATTGAACTATCATAATTATAACTCCTGTTTTATAGCTTTTGGTTTTGGCTTCGCTCTATTGCTCTTGTATAGTTTGTTTGCCGCTTTAAATTCTCGTGCTTTATCTTTCCATGATAGCGAACTATTTTGTATAATTGCAACTCTAAACTCTGCCTGATCTTTTAAGGTCGGATATAATTCCTCCGCTGTTTTAAAAAGTTCTTGCAAGCCCTCTCTGTTATTTGTATTTATTGACTCTGTTAACAGTGTAACAATTTGATCACTTGAAAGCTTTGCATATTTTTTATCTGCTAAATAATGCAAGGTATTGAAAAGCTTATCACGAACGCTTTTGCTAAGGTTAGATATATCAACCCCGTAACGTTCTTTAAACGTTGCTACTCTTTTATTTTCTACTTCGATACTTCCTCTTGCTGTTGAAGCTTTTGCTTCGAGATAGTGAAGAAGCTTATTTTCAAGTGCTCTCAACTCACGAATTGAAAAATCTTTGTAAACTGCCTTGCCTGTTGATACATAAGAAGCGTTATAAGAAACGTGCTTATTAAAGTAGTCAACCGCGTCTTGATATCTGAAAAGTGCTGTTCTATCTTCTGTAATTCTGCCTTTTGATATCGCTGTCATTAACGTTTTGGCGCGCTTGTTTGCTACGTTGGCAAGTTTGCCGACACGAGCGATATATTCTGACTTGCTAGAAGTGGACTCGATAGAATCGTAGTGCCAACGTGTGAAATATTTTGCTTGAATTTCTGTCTGTTTCATAACTCGATACCTCTCTTTTCTAATCTTTCTTTAATCAAATCATATTTGTAGTTATGTGGTGTAATTTCTCTAAAAATCTTTGCTATTGCATCCACACTATAAGCATTCTGTCTAAGGACTAAAACAATATAGTCAACTGCTTCAAGTCCTTCTTTATATGAGCACTTCATGTCATCCGATGGCACTTTATACCATGTTGTCGTTTCGATATCAGCCACCGCTTGTAAAAGCATTGCGTGTTCCACCATTTCATAAGGTGTTAGCTTACTATTTATAATGCCGTCTTTAGGTCTTTTCATTTCTTATATCTCCTTGATTTTTCTTTTATTGTATCATGTAATTATTAACAAAGAAAGTATAAATTATGAACAGAGTGTTAATAAATTATTGTTATAGGTGGTGTAGAACAGATACATCAATAGCGAGTGGACACACGAGCCATTCGAGCGAGCCGACAGGCGAGCGAGTGAACGACTGAGGGCGACAGCCCGATGGAGTGAACGACCGAGGGACGGAGTCCCGAGGGAGTGCCGATAGAATTGTCTGACAATTAAGAGGGAACTTTCCTTTTGTATTTACTTCTTAAAAGGTATCTC